CTGCATCACCGTAAGCCCCACAAAGTGAACACAAAACAGGGTTAGTCGGGTCTACAAGGTAGACGGGGTTTATGTTGTTTTCGCAACCCTGCGTTGGGCAGGTAAAAATCCAAATCATTATGCGGCCTCGTAAGTTCCAGCGACGACTACAATGTCACCAGTTCCCCAGGTAAATGGCGTGGTTGCTGTCATAGTGTTCCAAGTTGCATAGGTCGCACTTGCAACAGTTGTGCCAATGTTCACCGAAGTTGTGTTGTTAGTTAAGACAGAGGCAATATAACGAGTTGAACCTGTTACCAAAAATCCTTGAGTGCTAACGGGTGAATTGGTAGCGGCTGCTGTTACTGGTAACGACATTACCATTCCTGTACCTTTTGTGGTGGTGCTTCCAACTGTGAAAGCCACTCGCCAATGAATAATCTTGCCAATTTTGCAATACTTGGCATCATAAGTTCCATTACCATTCAGCCAGCCGCTTGAAAGTGTAGGAGCCCAAGTTTGCCAAGCTAGTAAACCAGTGCCTACGCTTGTGTCTATACCATTTCCAAGCGTACGCATAGCTAAAGCGCCGTCTTTGACTAAGTCCGTATCGTCTGGTGTTTCCCAGCCGTTATTTGTTGTAGTTGCCATTTAAGCATTCTCCCATATTGTCGCTGGATTGTATGTATTCCACGTGGTGGTTTGTGGAACTTGTAGCCAAATTTCGCTTAAGTAGGTTTGTGAATAAGCGGAACAATAAAGATTTAAAAAGGCTTCATAACGGGTAAGTTCCCAAGTCCAGCCTTCTATAAACCCGTCGAATACCTGCCCAAATACTGCGGGTAAAGCGTTAGTTTCGACCCGTTGCCCATTGTAAACAGCTGCTAAAGCGTCGCGTGTTGCGTCCGATACTGTCGGACTATGTAGGGCTATGCTCAATTCTTCTGGATAAATACGCGGATAAGCGCGGCTTTCTAAATAGGCTTCTGCCTGCTCTAGGGCGTCTACACCGCTTTCTAACCAAGTGGACTTAGTTCCAGCCAGTTCACCGTATAAAATGGCGCTTTGGTCGTCTCTGGCGGTCTGTGTGGCATTGGCTTTATACTCGATAGTTACGTTATTAACAAGGTTTCCTAGTTGGGCGTTATTCACTAAACCATTGGCTAATAAATCGTCGCCAGTTAATTCTAAGGCGCTGTTTAAAGCCCGCGCCGCATAGTCTGAATAATGGATAGAACCGTCTGCAGCTTCCCACAATACCCCGCGTCCACTATCGGCGGCTGTTTGTGCAAGTTCTAGGGCGCTTGCTTCGCCGTCGTTATAGGCGTATAGCTCGTACTGCCCTGGTACGTCTATGTCTGTACCCAGACCGTCTACTAGGGCTAAGTTTGCCCCGTCGTAACTTGCCCAGGTGACTATATTTGGCTGGTCTTCCCAGGTGCTTACGTTATCTAGGTCGTCCCACTCTGTTACAAAGGCTTCGCGCAAAATGTTATAGACCCGCGTACCGTCAAATTCCTTAGCATACCCAGAAGTACCAGCAAGACGGCGGTTAAGTAAAGCTAGTGAACCCGTCGCGGTAACGCTGTAACGGGCAATACTTCCAATGTCGCCGTAAGCATCTAGGCTTATTGAAATGTCGCTTATCGTGCCTGTAAAAATAGTTTCTTGCCCGCTTGTGCCTTTGTCTATAGATACGGCTAAAGCGTCTGCTAGTTCAATGTCTAGCGGGTTGTCTGCATCTGTCCAAAAACTAAGGTTAGCAAATCCAGCCTGGGGCTGCTCTAATACGTCGCGCCTGCCTGAACTAATCCGTATGCTCGAAATAGTATTAGCGGGAATGAATACGCCGCCGTCTATTTCAACGGTTGGGTTAGGCTGGTAAGCGGTCATACCTGCGACCCTGCCAAATTAACCGCGCCAGTACGTCGCGTGCTTTGTTGCATTATACGTTCGATACTTCGGCGGGCGCTTTCGCCGTCTACTACGCCGTTAAAGATAAAGGTGTTACCGCCGCCGCTTCGGTCTGGACGTATGCTGCCTGACCCAGAAGGTACGAAGATTTCACTTCCAAATTCACCAACTTTGTAAGGTTGCCCTGGCATTACTGAACCGCCCGCAGCTCTATTGGTGTAGCCTAAGCGCTTACCTAAAGCTGTATCTGCAAACTTCAAACCGCCCTGACCAATTTCTAGGAAATCTAATAAACCGCCGCCTATTGCTTTGGCTTTTTTGTAAGCCCCTGCCACCGCGTTAATACCGTTAGCAATACTTACAAGCGCGTCTGCTACTTCTTCCATTCCGTCGGTTGCTTCGTCGCCGTCGTCGGTAAAAGCCTTAAACAATGTCACAAAACTATCGCCTAAAAGTTTAATACTGCGCCCTAAACTACCTGAGCCTGTGTCGCCTACTTCACCCTTAAGTTCTCTAGCTCTTGCGCTTAACCCTTCTGGGTCTTCGCCGCTAAAGGCTTTAGAAACTTCCATAACTCTATCGAGTAAATTACCTAAAACTGGTAGTAATTTTTTACCTAAATTTTCTTTTAATTCATCTACGGTAATGTTAAAAATGCGTAACTGTCCGTCTAAAGATTGGGCTTCTTCATTAGCAAAACCGCCAAAAGTCCTTGTTAGTTCTTTACCAATTACGTCAAAGTCTTTAGATTTAATAATGCTTTCATCAAGACCTAAACCAAGTCGCCCAAGTGATGCGGCGTTACCGTCGTAGGCTTTACCCAAAGCGTTGGCAATTGTTTCTAGCGGCTTACCAGTAGCTACCGAAATGTCTAACGCAAGGTTTAGTAATCTTTGGGCTTCGCCTGCGTCTTCTGTAGACCTAACTAACCTGGCAAAACTAGGGCGTAACTTGTCGTCTTGAACACCTACCCGTAGCTGAGTTTTGCCTATGTAGTCTTCTACGCTGGCGGTTAATTCTTTGTTCGCGCCTAAAGTTTTTTGTAATTGAAGCTCTAAAATGCGGCTACTTTTTTCGTCTTCTATTGCAGCTTTAACGCTGTCTACGCCTATCTTTATAGCCATAGCGCCAGCGGCAGCGCCTACGGCTGCAAAAGCGCCCGCTGCTACCTTGCCGTATTTCTTGACCTTGCCGCCAAAGCCCTGGGCGTCTCTGCCTGCCTTGTCTAAGCCTTTACCAAATTTGTCTACGTCTGCAAGTAGATTGAGTTTAAGGGTTCTCTGTGTAGCCATTATGCGCTAGCTCCCTTTGTCCAATTATCCAAAACTTTATCTACTTCGGCGTGCCACTCTCTAGTAATTCTAGGCTGTGCTAGGCGTAAAGTCGGGTAAATCCAATAGCCTTCGTTACCTTGTCCACGCTTAGGGCTGCGAAATGGAAAGCGCCGCCCGCCGTTAGGAAAGGCGCCCGCTTGACTTGTAGGGTCTGCGCCAAATTCTGAACCGTAAAGTATGTCACCCGACACAGCGCCGCCGCTAAACTTAACCCGTGAGCCGCCAATAGTAACGCTAGGTACGCGGTCTTTATTAGCTCTTGTAGTCTGCGCTACTCTCTGAGCTTGTTTATACATAGGTGCATAACTGGCAGCTGTTTTAATTTCTTCAGCTACCCAGCCCGCAATGCCCTTAACCTTTTCTTTAAGTTCGGTCTTGCTCTCTTTGTCCATTTCGTTAAGCACTTTGAACAGGGCGCGTATCTCTGGCGTTATGTCCATTTTTACTTTAATGGTTTGTTTCTCTGCCATTATCGCCCGTTCCTTTCTGCTAATAGTTCGTACGCCGTTGCTACATCTGTAAGCGACCAGTTAAACAAGTCCCCTAGCGGTATGCCTGTATTAACGGCTAGCGCTATTAAGTCCCGCTGGACGCTTCCGCGTCCGTGGCTTTTGGGTCTTCGCTCATTACGTCAAAAGTTTCGAATTCGTGTAAAACCCAAGCCTTATGCGTTTTAAGTTCGGTCTTCTTTTCCATTACTGCAGCTTTAAATAACATACTGGTAATAACGTCTAAAGACCCTTCCGCCATTTTCGCGCCTGCCTGTTGCATAGTTAGACCAGTTTCCCGCTCTAGTTCTATCCACAGCCAAGCGCTGTCGTCGCTCACTATGTACTTGTCGCCCTGTTGGGTGGTTATTTCATATTTCATTTAATGCCCTGTTCTCTTAGTTAAGCGCGTGAAACGCTTCCGTCTTCTACTACTAGCTCTACTGTAGTTGTAAGTACGTCTACAGCCCCGCCGCCTACGGCTGGGAAATTAGGAAATACGTTACAGGTAAAAGTAGACCCGTTAGCGTCAAAACTTGCCGCGATAGCAGTATCGCCAGCTGCGCCTGCAGCGTCAAATAGTGCGTCGCATAGTGAACCTGCAGCGCCCCAGTCTGCGTACATTTCTACGCTTAGGGTTGCTGTGTAGTCGATAGTCTTATAAGCGCGTCCAGTCAATACTTCTAGTACTGCTTGGTTCGGCTCTACGGTAAGCGTAACTGTAGAAGCCTGCGCGTCGTAATTGTCTCCGTCGATAGTCAGGGTTAAGTCCCTGCCTGTAATGTAAGTTGCCATTGGGCTAACCCTTCCTTGTTGTTGTTATGTGTTTGTTACTAACTCAATGGTAAGAGAGCTAGTAAGCATTTGCTGTCCTGACACGTCCTGTATCTGGGGCTGTGACCAGCCGTTAATAATTGACGTACCGTTAGGCAATAAATCAAAGACCGATAAGGCTAAGGTTTCTATGTTTGCTAGCGCTGCCTGGTTATCGGCTGCGCCTACTACTGCCGTAAGTTCAAAGCGCACGTTAATACGGTTACCCGCCCCGCCTATGCTGGCAGGTGTTAAGTATGGGCTAGCAGGCACTAGCACAAGGGCAGGCGGTGTTATCTGCTCTCTAGGGAATGCGTACACTACGCGCCCAGCGGCGCTTAGGCTGCCTGCTAGGGCGTTACGTAGGCTTACTAAATCTGCCATTATCCCACCAGGCTATTGGTGTCTACGTCTTTACCAAGTAGTCCCATTACGCGCTGTAGCATAGAGCGCCCCAGGCGGTAAGGTGCAGGCGCAAAATCTACCCCTTGCTGTCCCATAGTTCCCTTTTGGGTTTCCCAAATGTCTACCGCTAGGGCTAAACAGGCTTCTCTTACGCTGGCGTTTGTGTCGTACAAAGTCGCCTGGGAAGTTAGCACGGCTTTACCGTATGGGCGTAGAGGTGTGGCTACTACGTCTGCAGCTGTAATGGCTACTTTAAAATCGTTGGCGCGGTGTTCGGTTACTGTACGAGAACCGTTAAAAGTGTTACCGCAGGCTGTAATAGTAAGCGCCGAACCTACTACAAAATCGTGCGGCTCTGCGGTGTAAAAGGTCGCTACGTTGTCTTCTAGTTCTACGCTCACAATGTTAGAGCGGTTAAACTCAAGGTAACTTAGAATAATGTCGCTAGCGGCGTCTGCTACTTGCTGTACTACTGCGTCTGAATAGATTGAACCAATGCCAAGTACAGCCTTTAACTCACTAATGCTAATAATCGCCATAAGTTTAACCTTTCAGAATTGGGGTGTAGGGGCGGCACAGGGCAGCACCGCCCCTACGATTATTTGGTATTACGCGGACTGTTGGTAAACGCGTACGCCCAAAGGCTTCTTAACAGCGATAGCGCCGTAACCGTATACGGATACTTCGATTTCGCCTGAACCAATTACATCTACACGTACTTGGCGTACTGGACTTTCGTACCAGGTTGCAGCTTCAGGGGCGACCAAAATCATACCTTCGTCTGCGCCTGCTCCAATGTGTGGGTCTACGAATAGGTTTGTGCCTAATACGTTGCCTACGATTGAAGTGCCATTTACTGCGCCTGGAGCGTTGGAAGGTGCTGCGGCTGTGTAAAGTGGGCGCTTGCTGTCGTCCTGATATCCCATAATGTTCGACCAGTTAGTGGTGTTCGCTACTAGGTTGCGTGCAAAGTTGCCCGAACCTGAATAAGCGGCAGCGCTTTCTGTTGAAATAAAGGACTGTAGACCTGTTGCTGTACCTGCTACTGCGGTGGCGTCTGTTCCACCAGATAGAAGCGCGGATACTACTGCAAGGTCTGTAGCCTTAGCGTAAGCTGCAGCCATTTCCCGTAAAAGCTCTGTTAGGAAGGCTGGGCTTGAGCGGTCGATTAGTTCCCAGCTAATTCTCGAAGCGCCTGCGTACTTCTGTACGTCTACTGTTAAGTAGTTAGAAGTCATAGGTGTACCGAAAGGGCTGTCGCCTTCGTTTACGTCTGCAACTGTTGGGGCTTGGGTTAGCTTAGGAATTGTAAAGCTCATTCCTGAAGCTGGCAAAACGCCGCGTGAAATAGCGTCGATTGTTGGGCGTCCGTCAATAGTCGTAGAAATGAACTCTTGAAGGTGGGTAGGGAGCGTTAGACCCGTGTTGGTGGTTGTACTTTCGTCCGCAGCTCTAACGTACTGGCGGCTGTCGTCGTTACCCATAGCAGCCTTAATGCTGTGTTCTAGGTAGGAAGTGCCGTCTACGATTGGGCTGCGTGGTGCGGTGCGAGTTGGAGCAGCTGCCTGAATAACTGCGGGTGCAGCTACTTCTTCAGCCGCTTCTACTGCGGTTTCTTCGTTTTCCATAAGAGTAACCTCTTCTTGTTTGTCCTCGGCGGCTGTCGCTTCGGTGGTTTCTGGGGTGTCGCTTTCTTCTTCTTCACTTGCTGCGACGTCACTTATTAGAGCGCTTTTAAAAGCGGGGTTTGTGACGTGTGCGACTTGCTGCAGGGTGGCAGCGCTTACGCGCATTACACCTTTATCTATTGTGTATTCGTCTGCGCTGGCTTCAATGCTAAAGGCTGGGCGTAAACCTTCGGCGGCTTCGATTAGCGCGTCTGTTCCAGCGGTAGTAGGGGCTATCTTAAAAGCCATAGAAATGCCCGCTGGGGTGATAATTTCACTACCTGCAATACCGCGCCCTAGTGGGTCTGTTCGGCTGTGTTCTTTGTTAAGTATAATTTCTTCGGCTTTGAACTGTTGAAAACTTCCAAATTCAAAAACTACTTCGCCTGCGCTGGTTCGACCAGAAACGCCGAAGGGTACGACCATTCCTGTAATAGTCCTATTAGGTACATCTGCGGCTAAAATTTTGCCGTCAAAGTTAATTTGCATTTGTTTCGCTTCCTCTAGGGGCTAGGTCTTCCATTTCCCTAGCTTCGTTTATGTCGATAAGTCCAAGTTCTAACATTCGCCCAATAACTTCGATACGTTCCATAGCCGTGCCGCGTAGGTATTCTTCGACTTCAAAGCGTACGCGCTGGGTGCTAGGGGTAATATCGTCCATACTTAAACGACCTTCTACAGCAATTAAGTACGGCATTAGAGATAGGTCGATAAGGCTGCGGCGCTCTTGCAAGGTATTGCTGTAGGTACTAGATGTACTTTCGGCGTTTAGATACCAGGCGGGAATGTTCATAAGGCGCGCTATTTCGGTAGCGGTATTCATACGGTTCGCGCTTAATTCCATTTGCGTAGCGTCAAAGCCGAAAGCCTGAACTTCAAGGTTTCCAGATAAGTAAGCGGTTGAACGCTGGGCGCGGGCTGCCTTCCAGTTCGCTAGCAGGCTTGACACTTGCGCGGCTGGTAGGTCTACGCCGCTATTTTTAATGTACATAGCAGGGGCTGGTTCTTCTGCCATACGGCTTACAGCCTTTTCTAGGTCTAGTGCTGTCTTAATTGTGCGACCTGCACGGCTTAAAATTCCGCCAGTACCTAAACCGTAAAAAACAATTAGTGAGCCTACGCCACTCATTGGAACTAAATTCATATCTACATAAAAGCCGTCAATAACAATACCGTTTAAACCTTCGGTATTGTAACTAACCCGTAACGGGTCAATGCGGCGGGCGCGTGTAGGTCGTCCGTCTTCTGGCGAAACTTCTAAGACCTGCCAGTAGGCGACATCGTGGAAGAGCAAGTCGTCAAAAGTCCAACTCATTACAACCGCTGTAGGTAGTGCTGGGTCAGGCTGTTCTAAAATTGTGCGCCCATAAATTTCGGCGTTCGTGGTTTTGTTGTAGGCGTGTAGTGGAAGACTGGCAGCTGTACCACAGATAATAGACCGCGCTCTCGCTACGGCTGGTACTTCCATAGCTTCTTGCCGCGTAGTAAAAGGCGACATAAAGAAAGGTGCGAAGTTTTGGCTAGGTAATACATTTACTGCAGCTGTAACCGTAGTTTCTTCGGCGGCGTTAATTTGTGATGTTAGCGAAAATACATCTAGTAAACCCATACTATAAGTATCGGCTTTATAGCGACATAAGGCTAATTTTGCAACGTTTTGGAACGTGCTTCAACGTGTCGCGCTAGCCGTCCAGTAAGTTCTTGACCCCTCATTAGCGACTAGCGCGACACACTCGGAGAACCTTGTGAAAGGTTAGACCGACATTATCACAGGTTCGGATTGTGGCAAGGTAGCGTGTCCGACTGCCATAACTAAAGCGACTGCCGCGCTAATTGGGTTAGTAGCTGCGCGTCTGGCAATTCTCCAGCCGCCGTCACCCGCTGGACGTTTCGCGCAGGCTACTAAATGCTCATACATAATTTCTTGCCCCGCGTGTATTAAGCGTTCGCTGTTCATAGCGTTTAGGGTTTGGTCGCAGGCAATAGCAAAACCCGAACTGCCCCAGGGTGTAGGTAATGCGTTTACTTGCGCCCTGGCAAGGTGCGGCTGTATAAAGCCTGCGGTGTTTGGGTCATAGGCTAAAACTCTAGGGTTAAAACGCCTGGCTAATTCGGCTATTTCCCCAGCTAGCGCTACGTCATTTATGCCGCCGTCTTTATACCATTCGTGGACGAAGACGGCTAACTTTTCGTCAGGGGTTTCTTGTACGCTAACTAGGTAAGCCCGTTCGCGGTTAAAGGTTAGGTCTAAGCCCATATAGGTAGGCAGTCCGTCTTGCATAGTTATATCGCGTTCTCCCGCGTTCCACTTTTCGGTGTTCCAAGGGCTAGTCATTGACGAAACCCACATACAAAGGCTCTCTGTTTGAAAGGCTTCTTTAGTGTCAAATTTGGCACTATCTAAAATGCTCTCTAAATCTATTAAGTGACCCAGCGCTGGGTTAGCCTGTTGTATGGCTCGTATGTCTGGCGGGTTTACTTGCGAGCCTTCGGCGGCGCTCCATTCATACCAACCCATTCGGGGCGATTGGTTCATAAGGGCGCGGGTTCGCAGGCTGTTTAAAACCGTGCTTGCTTCGCTGCCTGCGTTGGAAGTAATCCAAGTCTGCCCGCCTGTAGTACGCGTTAAGGGTACTGCGGCTTGCCAGGCTTCCTCGCTAATTTCCCGCAGCTCATCTACATAAAGTAAATTCGCCGTACTACCGCGCGAGCCTTCGCTAGTTGCCGCCCTGATACTGTACTTCCTAATTCTCTGACATTTTTCCGTGCAGCTCTTGGGGTAGTGGTGGCAGTAAACTTCCAGCTCTTCTTGCCCATTGGTTCGACTTACCCGCTTAATACGTTTACGTGTCCAGTCCAGGCTTTCGGCTAGGTCTACTGTTTGCTTGAAAGTGTCCAGGGCTAACTGGCGGGTTTGAGCCATAGCGATAATCTGCTTACTTCCAAATACGTACAAGTGAGCCAAAAAGACTTGGCGCATTAACGCCGTCTTCCCATTCTGGCGGGCAATTAGCACCCCTATGTTGGACTTAGCCCAGCCGCCATTGGGATTTAACTGCAGGGCGTCCATAGCTACATACTGTTGCCAGGGTAATAACGGCTGCCCAAATTCAGCTGCAAGGTCTATTACAACTTGACCAGCGCTAGGCAGGTTTAGGCTTGGACTTTGTAGGCGTGGCTTCGATAACCCGTAAATAGTCTGCGACATATCCAAGTCCATTTGTTTCTTCTTCCTTGTTGCCCTGTAGACGTGTTTCTACTGTCAGGTGTAATTGTGCCAGAATTTGGGTAAACCTTGCCGCAAGCGCTGGCACTTCCTTAAGTTCGCCCTGGTTAAAACTAGTATCTAATGCGTATGCAAGGCGTCTGGTTAGTGCTATCGCGCCCGCGTCTGTCTGGGTTAGCCAATCTGCAGCTACTATTGACACTTCTAAGTTTTGGCTTATCTCGTAGGGTTCAATTCGGCTACTTCCGAAGGTATCGGCGCTCATTGGTTATCATCTGGCATAGGCGGGGCAGAAACGGTCATAGGGGAGAGAAACAGCAGGGACAGGTGTCGGGGTGCGGAAGCCCCAGAAAAAACGCCCTTATTGCCCTTCAATCGCCTTGAATTGTACTTAGCCGTCTTAACCTTATGACATTCTCTGCACAATACTTGAAGGTTTTCTATGCTGTTATCTCCGCCTGCGTCTAGCTCTATCACGTGGTCTACTTCGTTACCAGGTTCGCCGCAGTAGTTGCAGGTCTTTCCGTACAGTCTAAACGCTTGAGCCCGTAAGCTTTCGCGCTTAGTGGTATTGCCCCTTAGTGTGTGCTTACTCATCTATCGCCCTTCATAATCTCGTATGCCTTCATAAGTCCTTGCTCGTATCTATCGTTTAGTAATGAGTTACGGTCTAGTATCAGGTCTGCTAATGCGTCTAGCTTTACTTGCCAGGTTTCGTTTACTATGTCTGCTAATGCCCTTATGTCACTTAGTTCTTGAGTTTGTTTATCGTGGTCTTGTATTAGTAAATTAACCCGTTCAACGTAACCAATTAAATCGGCTTTCGGTACTGATACGTATTCCACTTACTTAGATTAGCAAGGACTTAACCCAGAGGTGAGCAGGCAAGGAATGGCTTTACTTAACACCATTACCTTAACCCTTCGGTTCGCTTGGGTCGTTATGGGGACTTTCGTCCAGCCGCGCCATATGCCTAAATAGTTTTGTTAGTAACACTTGGGCGGCTCGTTTCAAGTACACCGTTTAGGCTCGCATTTCTGCCTGTATGGGCTTATAAATCCATACTAATAGTACGCCATCTAACGGCGGTTTACGCGGTTATTAGTCGCGCCTACGTTATACTGCGTAGTGAGTTGCTAAGACTTAGTACCTTATACGGTGCTTGCGACACGTCCTAATGTGGGGAAGCTTAGGGCGTGTCGCTTTTATATTTGTTTAAGTATTTGCTTTCCAATTTCAAAGGTATACACAGGCGGTATAGCTTCTACTAATTCGCCCCAAATCATATAACTAATTCCCATAGCTTCGCGTGCTTGTTCTATGGTTTTGGCTGTGTGTCCGCCGTTAGGTATTTCGTCGCGCATAGAGCCATAGATACCTACGGGCTTACCTTGCGCTTTATGGTTACACACGCTGCCTACTAAATCTAAGTTGCTTTCAAATAGTCTGTGCCTTCTAACCAATAAGCCATAACTTGAGCCGCAGAACTGCACAGGGTCTATAAGCGGCGATAATGGAACGTTTTCTATAACGTATGGCTTTCCTGAAGCTATTAAAGCTGCTCTTGTTTGTGGGATTAGGTCTACTTTGTCTGTACTTTTACCCTGCGCCACTCTTAAGTGCTTAGTTATGCTGTGAGTTTGGCAAGGTGGACTTGCTGCTATAACGTCAAAACTACGCAAATAGTCCAAGTCTTCTAATACTTCCAATACGTCTGCTTGTATAAATTCGTAGGGGTAGCGTTTTTGTTTCTTAATGTCTATGCCTGTGACTTCAAAGCCTGCTTGCGCGTAACCTGTTGAAGCACCGCCAGCCTTACAGTAAAGGTCTAATAGTTTCATAAATGGTAATCCTCTATTACCTTTTCTTCGTACTTATCCATAACCCCGCAGCAATAAGTAACCCATAGCCTTACGTGTGTGTATGGGTCATAACCTAAGTCTGTAGGGCTTAACGTAGCGCCACAGCCCTTGCAGTATTCGGGCAGGCTTTGAGCTGCTAAGTAATGCCCATACACCTTAGACTTAATGCTTTTCCAGACTTCCTCGCTCATATCTCTTTATCTTCCATAACTTCAAGCATTACGTTAATAATGTCAAACACGCTCTTAACCTGGCTATTTGGCTTATCTATAATCTGGCTAATGTGTGTCCGCAGCTGCATAAGCGCATTAGTGTAGCCTGCGTCGTATAACTTCTCTAGCGTTTGTTTCTCGCTCATTTTGCCCTGTTTCTCCATTTCTCACAGAAGCCGCACGGCTTCCCTATGTAATACCAAGCGCCGCAGGTGCAGCGCTCTATGTCGTTATCGTTTGGCATAGTTCCACCATTTTTCTAAAGCTTCTTTAAAGTCCACTTCATAAGTCGCCCCGTTTGTCCACACTTCGGCAGCGTGTACGGTCTGGGTACTTGTGTCGCCGTAACCGATTAACACCGTAAAGTTCTTCTGCGCTGCTAGGTGCTTAAGAGCTACAGCCTGCCCACTTTTAAGGTTTATACGTGGTACTTCTCCCGTGCCGTCCCAATGCTTCATTTCTACCATTAGGAACTTATAGCCCGTTTCTAGGTAATAGCAGTAAAACCCGTCTACGTCGCTTAAGGTAACCAAGTCGCCCATAGAACCAGTAAAGCCCCATTTGTCGAACTGCCAGGTATTTTTTAGGTGCATTTCCATAC